ATGAGCCGATCGAGTGCATAAGCACAGCTGTCAATCGTGTGATTGTCTTTGTCCGGAAGCTCCGACGTGATCTCACCTGTCTTCCGATCGACTACATAACAATAATTTTGAAACTCCCTTGCACTCTCCGGAGTCCGCTCCGGATCGATCACTATTTTCCGGTGCTGAAGCCACTTGATCCGGTACTGAACGCAACCCGGCTCTTTGTGGCAAGCGACCGCCTTCAGACCGCAATCGTGAAGATCGACGATCGACTTCGGCTCAGCACAATCACAGACGATCAGCTGTCTTTCCTCATAGACTTCCGATCCGAGAAAAACCGATCCGGAGATCTTCCCCGTTTTGTGATAGCCCTTCTCAATGATCCGATCCGCAATCTCTTTATTTCCGCAACCCCGTTTGTATATTTCATCAATGAAATAGATCGTGTCCGTCTTCCGATCGTAAGCCAACCGGACGAAAGCAAACGGATCTGACGAAAATCCGAAGTCGAGACCCTGAAAAATATATGTCTGTCTCTGGATCTCTTCGTCGGTGATCTCCCTGATTTCCAGATTCGGGAAGACTTCCGAGCCGTTACCAACCGGAAGACCGAGAAATTCGTGTTCGTAAGCCTTCGGATTGATTTCTTTCAGACGCTCAGCTTCATCGAGAAACAACTCTCCGAGCCACGACTCCGGGATCATCCGATAATCTGTCCGGACTGTCAGGGATCGATCGTCCTTCCGCTCAATGTATTGATTCGCCCAATTTGCCGAGCTGATCGGTGGATTGAAACTTCTCAGCACACAGAAGCGGTCTCCACCTCTTAAAACGGATTGCTGAAGGTTTCTCAATTCAGGCTCTCCCGTAATCTCCGAAAACTCTTCAATCCATAAGATCCGAAAATAACCTTTGACGGGCTTCAGACTCTTCAGCTTTGTCGGATCATCAAGACCAGAAAACCGGATTACCTGACCTGTCTCATACCGAAACTCTAAAGGCACAACCGTTGATTTCCAATGTCCAGAAACTCCCAGAGTATCAATCGCCCATTGAATCGTATTGAAGCAACTCCCCCGGAGTGTGTTCGCATATTTCCGGATTACAAGTCCGTTACTTAAACCGCTCCGATCCTTCATAATCTGATTAACAAGCTCTAACGCAACATAAGAAGATTTCCCAGATCCTCGACCGCCCGGAAGATTGAAAAACGTATGATCTCCCCGATCCACGTCTTCATGAACCGGAAGGAAGCAATCAGCGATATGATCCGTTATATCGAGCCGATCGATCTCTTCTCTGAGCTTCACAGAAGCCCCGTGAGACGCTTCCAGAGCGTCAATTTGACGCAATAGCTCTCTATCTGATAATCTCACCGGATCACCCCCTAAACCGTCTCAGAAACGTTCTCAGACGTTCCCTGAAGGGCTTCGAGCCGTTTCATAATATCCGTTGTTGTTGTCCAGTCTCGAAGCTGATTCATGAGCGTCTGGATCGCATTGACTTTTGTTTGAGCTGAAGTCTCCGGATCTTCGATTATTTGCTGAAGGATCTCAACGTCCTTCGTCAGATAGCTTTGCATTTTATTGACCGCTGTCTTCAGGATCGCTTCCTTCCGCTCCCGGATCGTCTTTTGAAATTCTGGATCGTTCCGGATCTTGTAAACCGTTGTTTTTGAGAGTCCGGTCGCTCTCATAATGTCCACCATTCGGAAATTATTGATAAAAGCCGAAATCACTCTTTCGTCTTCACAATAGTTTCGAGCCATACAATCACCTTCCTTTTTCCAGATCGTGAAGGATCTCGACCGCCTTCATCCGATCAACTGAAGAAGCTGACGGATCGTCCAGAACTCGGAGACAATTCTCTTTCATCTTCTCCCGGATCTGGATCTTCTCCCGATGCCTGGCTTCTTGTGCTTCCTTATGCTTCTTCCGTGTCTCTATCATTTTTTCAGTCCGTGTCATTTCTTTTCACCTTCCTTTTCTTCGTCAATAAACTTCTGGACTTCTTCCTCGGATCTGAACCGCTGTCCTTCACTTTGTAAATCTTGTATTTGTTCATGATGATTTCTCCCTTCGTTACAATCACAACGCTCCCCCGGATCGAGATTTGATCCGCAATATGGACACGTTACAAAATAAGTATTTTTCATAATCTCCACCTCTTATATAATTTCAGCCAATCTTCGAGCGTCATCGTCACCAACCACGGAGACCGATTTCTCCGGTGAAATAGTGTCGGGAGACCGTCCTCGAACTTCTCCGAGTCCCTGATCGCCTGATTCATAGCTTCGAGAACGTTCAACCGCTCGACCCTCTTCACTTCAGCGTGAACCCCGTCAACTCCCACAATGTCCGGAGTCGATCCGAAGCTGACCGCCTGACCCGGCTCAGCTGAAATCCCGTTATCATTCAAAATCTTTACAAGCTCAATCTCTCCGGATCTTCCTTTTCGCTGAGACTTCGCTCCCATGATTAACACCTTCTTTCCTTCGCAAGCAATGCCTCGTTGGACCACTATTCAGATTTCTGAATAGTAGCCGCTCGAGGCTCGCTTCGCTCTGAGCTTGTCGGGGAAGCGCCCCGATCCCCTTGATCATCACGCGTCGCGTGACGGCTGAGTCAGGGACTTTAGGGAGAAAAGGGACGTTTTTTCGGAGTCATTTCTTTTTTTATAGAAAACCCCTATTTTTAACCGTTTTTATTTTCTATATGAAAATATCTCCCTTTTCTCCCTTTTCTCCCTATCCCTTGTATTTACTGACTTTATAGGACTTTGAAATCTCCCTTTTGAGTCCCTGGATTTTCCCCTTTTCATTTCTGATCGAACGGAGTCCAACCGTCCGGGATCTCCGTCCACCCATTCAGGGAGATTTCCGGAGACGATTCAGGGAGTTTTTCCCGGTATTCGAGACCCCTGAAGCACTCCGTCCCGTTCGTTTTGATCTCTCCGAAGCCCTTCGTCTTCATCGACCTATAAAAGTTTTGCTTCGTGAGGGACTGACGCTCCATGTCCTGACAGAACGCTTCATAGCTCCGATACAGATCGAGTTTTTTGATCCGTCCCTCGGAGACCCTGACCGTCTTCTCCGTCAAAAATGCTTCCACCGTGTCCGAGTCACACCGGAGACGCTTCACCGCTTCGATCGACCCGGCTGACTCCGTGATCTGTCCGTTTTGGTACAGTCTTTCGAGAGCCGTCACGCTGATCCGGATGAAGTCATCGATCTCAGTTGACAGCCGATCGAAAAACTCCGGATCTTTTTTCTCCGGGACTCGATCCATTGTCAGGATCAGCAACCTTCGATAAAAGCCGTTTGTCTGTTCAGCCTTCACGATCGGAAGCTGATTCGTCGAGAAAAGCAACTTCGCATAATTCCGGACGGAGATCTGATCCTTCCCCTTCGCTTCGGCTGAAAAAACGTCTTCTCCGAGTGCCTTCTTCAAAATGGACGTGTCGGACAGAGCGTCGATCTCCAGATCCGCACAACTGTTTAACAACTTTCCCATGAGTCCGAAAGCCTGAAATCGTTGTGTCAGCTGATTCAGGGATATATTTGAAATGTTTTCCGTCCCGATCATCTTCTCGATCATCCGGATCACGGTCGATTTTCCCGTCCCACCTTCACCGTTAAGGATCAAAAACTTTTGCTGACGTGTGTCCCTTGTCAGACACAACCCGGAGAACTGACACAACATTTCAATATCTTCCGGAGTGTTACCGATAAACATGAGCCATTCTTGAACCGCTGTCCCCTTCAGCTGACCTTCTGGATCGTAAACGTGAGGGATCTGATTCGTCGCTCGAAACTTCGGATCGTGAGGGATCATCCGCTTCGATCTCGGATCATAGAACCCGTTTCGGAAGTTGATCCACTCGACCGGATAGCGATTGAGATCTTCCGTCGTTACCTGAAGAGAAGCGTCCGAAATGAAAAGATCATAGATCCTTTTGATCGTCGGAGACTTCACGAACTCCGGATAGATCAGCTCTCGGATCATCGTCTTCAGCTCCGCTCCGGACTGATCCGGACGAAAAGCCCCGTCCCGGTATATATAAGGGACTCCACCCAAAACGAAGAGATCCTTTGTCGTCTTCAGATACTCAAAAATCGCAAGATCAAAAACTCCGGTGATCCGTCCCTTGTCATTGATAAGATGAAACTGATCGAGATCGAGCTTCTTCTCTTCCGGTTTCGGCTCTTCCTTCAAAAGCTCTTCCAGATCCTCGACGGAGTGATCTTTGAAAAAATCTGAAATGTCGCCGTGTTCGAGATCCGGAGTCGAGACAACGATTCGGACTGACTTCGCAACCTTCCGGAGATCCTTCTCGATCGCCTTCGCTGACTTCTCTCCCGGCTTGTCGTTATCCTGAAGGATTACCACGTCAGCCCCTTCAAACAACGTTGTACAACCTTCGACCCAATCTCCGGAAGCTCCGCAAGTGATACCCGTCAGACCGTGTTTATTGACCGTTTTCACGTCCTTTTCGCCTTCGCAATAGAAAACCCTTTGCCCGTCCTCGATCGCCTTCTGAAGCCCTCTGAGACTGTCACAGAAGACAGCCGGGATCGACTTTCGGCTCTTTCCCTTCAGACCGTAATTGAAACGATCTCCGTCCATGATCCCGTAAATGAATTTTTTCCGGACAGCCTGATCCGTGTGAAGGCATAATTCCCGTTAAGATCAACGTATTTGTAAACGTCTTCGATCTTCCGCTTCTCCCGTCCTTCGACGTAAGCTCTCCACCGTTCCCCGGTCTGGATCGGATCATCTTCAAAGAGATCCTTCAGACTCAATCCCACAGCTCCCAGAACGTCAGCCGTTTCACAACCGGCATGACAATGAACGACTGTCCCCTTCTCCCCTTTGGAGATCGTCAGAGACGCTTCCTGATCGTTGTGAGACGGACAAATACATTGAGCTTTATCCCGGTATGATCTTTTCACCTGAAAACGGGATAAAATCTCATCGTATGTCATCGGACAGATCTCCTCTCGTCAGATTTTCGATCGCCTTCATGATCCTAACTTTGTTATCTCTTGTCAGAGTGTTCTTCATAAGCCGTGACAGCCATACCGGAGATATGTTCATCTCTTCCGCTATATCTTTGTATTTCAGATCTTTTTCTAATACGATCGATCTAATATCGAGATTTTTCATTCTCGTATCTCCCTCCCTTTTATTGATATATTAGTTTTATCTCTTGACTTATTATATCAATTAAACTAAAATAGAGTATGGTCAAAGTGACCTCTGAAATATCAATGAAAACAGTTAAAAAGGGAGATAGACGATGTTTAAGCCGAAAGAAATTGATTTTGAACGTGCGGAGAATATCAAGACGATTCTCAAACTCGAAAAACTGACACAAGTGAAATTTGCTGAAAGAATAAATATGTCTCCGGAGAACCTGAACCGGATCATTAAACTCAGACACCCTCTCAGAGAAGCAACCGCTGAACTTATTTGTTCATACTTCCCGAAGTATCGTCTGAATTGGCTCTTAGGATATGATCCTTATATGACGGAAGACGAGAAGACCAGAGCGCACGACTCCGGGATCAGAATCAACGCTCCGATCACGGTATTAGATACCGCCCTTCTTAACGTTTGTCACACTGAAGGGATCGAAACTCCGACTCTCGATAACATCCCGGAGCTGTCCCTCTTGGTTTCTCAACTGAACGATTATGCTGAAATGCTTATGCGCAATTACATACACCGGAGCAACAGTCACTTCTGGGGGACTCTCGACCAGCAACTCGAAACGATAGAAAAGAAGTATCAGAAATGACGTTACCCGTCACAGTATCAAAACTGACCCGAAATCAGCTCAGATCCCTTCAAAATATCCGTGTCACTTCTGACGGTCGTCAGATTCAGCACAACAAAAAGGACAGCCCGATCAGCTGTCCTTCTCTTTTGCGTTTTTCGAGTCCGTGACCCTATAATTCTACACCGGAGACCCTGAAAACGGCTCTCAGAGCGTCTCCCAATGCC